GCCATCGGTCGCGCGGTGGGCTGGCTGGCGGCGTCCACAGCTTTGGCGCGGCTTGGCCAAAGTGAAAGCGCAGACAGGCGCGCAGTAATTCCAGCTCGGTCTTAATGGTGCTGGGGCGTTTGCCGGCGCGCTTCCTGACAGCGGCGTATGCACGGCAATCGTCGGGCGTAATCGCTTTGCCCAGGCGGTGGCCAAAGTGCGGCTGCAACGCCGCCCAGATCGACGTGAAGCGGTCTGTGCGTGCCACCTCCGTTAGCCGGTCGCGGACATAGGCGGGCCACAGATCGGCTACCCGTTCGCTTGGTGCTGCGTTTCGTGCGTTCCAGATTGAACGAGCGCGGGCCTCTGCGAGACCCCGGTCATCCGTCCCAAGCGCGACACGAATGCGGCCTCGTTCGCCATCGGTATAGGCGAGGCTCCATTTGTCTCGGTGCTGGACGAGTCTGTATTCTGCTGACACTCGAACCGCTCCACTTCTTCGGGACGAATGCGATACAGTTTCTCCGCTAATTTGAAAGCGCGCAACCGCCCGCTCTTGATAAGATCGCGCACAGTCGTCTCGCTGCACTCCCAGTGTTCTGCCAGGCTGGCGGGTGTGTAAGGGCGGATCATTGCGTCACCTCTTCCGCAAGTCGCTGTTCGTGCCAGCACTTCACACCGTCTAAAAACATCGCCACACCTTCAGAATAGCCCAAACTGGACAGGGTGAGGTTGCTCCACAGGTCGAACGCCATGTGCGCCGCCTCCCCGTGTTTGTTGGCCATGATCCAAGAACAACCGGCTGCGAACTGCGTGGGGGAAATCGCCGCGCTCCAAGCGGTCGGCATAGGCGCGGCGGCCTCGCCATTGGTCGCCAAGGGCCGTGTCAATCGGGCTGTCATATCGCCATCCATTCTGCGCGAGGCTGGTGCTGTCTGCGCTGACGAAACGGAAAGAGGCGCGCAACCGCCGTCCCCCTCAGCATGTGCAGCGGCGGCCAGCGATTGCCGACAAGTGCCGCCACCTCATCCATGCGGGCAAAATAAGCATCGCTGCCGACCACGTTCTGTCGCCTTTCGGGATGCACCCACCCCAAGCAAACACGCTCCCAGCCTTGCTCAATGAGGCGGCCAAGGCGGTGCAGTGGTTCATCCATATGCCTAACCGGCGATGCCTGAGACTTGCCCAACGGCCAATCGTTTAACAGGCCATCGTTGATCTGCGACGGCATGGCGATGGCATCTGGCACAACTGCCCAGCGGTTTTGCCCGTCAAGCCACCGCTCTGCCCAGGCGTAATATGGACGCCAATCGCGCTCGGCCTCGCAGGCTTCGTTGCCCTGCTTGCGGGCAGCCATCCAAAAGCTGAAAGCGCCGTTGTCGAGCATTACAGATGAAGCGAGCTGGTCAACCGTTGCTATGTCTGCGGGATGGTGAAAGCTGACGCAGAAAGCGCGACCGGCCATCGACTGCAACGCAGCGCGCGGGGTCAGCGGGGTGCCGTGGTAGATCGTGGCGGGTGTGTAGGGGCGGGTCATGCTGACTTCCTGTAAAGTAAAGCGGCCATCACGCCGCAAAAGCTGGGTTGGGGCCGTGCCGGCGTGTTACCAGCAGCCCCCAAAGCTCAGTCATGTGTCGCAAGTCGGTCTGCTCCATCGACAGCCCTGGCCCGTGGCCAAGGTCTATGGTCTTGCACTGCGTGAGAAACCCTTTGCGGCTGATCCACCCGCACAAGCGCATCACAGCCTCATCATTCTTGACGGTTGCCACCAGCACAAAAACGTCTGCTTTGGCTTGTGCCTCGCCGCGAAACAGCAGCTTCCCGTCCGCGTAAAACGTGGCCTTAACGTCGATGCTTACATCGCCGGCATACAGATCGGCACCGTCATCAATGCCCAACGCGCTGGGCGTGTATTCAAGGTCTAGCGCCTTCGCCACGGCTTGCTCCGCTTTGACGCCCAACAGGTCGAGATCGTATAACTGGCGGCTACTGTCCCGGCGCTGATCCACCACGCCAGAAGCGCGGGCCAACTGCCAGCGGAGTGCGGCTGCTTGTTTGCAGCGCGACAACTCTGCCGGCGTCAGGCGGATCAGCAAATCGTGACGGGCCATATGTCAGTTACTCCCTTAGATCGGCAGTTATTCCGGCCCTTCAATCACCGCCCGCCGATCATTGAACAGCGCCACAACGTCCGCATGGGCCTTAGGGAACGCTTCAAGTTTGCGCAGACCCTTGGCCTTGCCGGCTTGCAGTTCAGCCAGGTCGGTAATCGCCTCGCAGGCAGCGACTTGGCGCATCGTCTCAGCAATCCAATCTTGCGCCGTGGCTGGCAGTTCCACCGTTTGCGCCACCATTGGATCGGCGGCACTAGGCGCAGGCGGGGAGGGCAGCGCAGGCGGGCGGGTGTTCGTCGCCAGCGGCAGGATTTTCATGCCGGCCTTTTTGCCTTTTGCTTTCATGACGACCACATCACGCGCGCCGTCGATGTGTGACATGTGGCTGATCCGAAGCCCGCCGACCTTCATCCCGCCAAATTGCACCTCTGCATCGCGGAACAACGTCATTGAGCGGCCAACATATTGGTTGGCATCAGCGCCCCACATTGCCACCATGACGCGCCTGATGGTCTTGCAGGGGCGAAACACGCGCTCCTCACCTTCTAGCCAGACGTTGACCGGCTGTTCGCCTTCGTTGGCCGTTACGCCTCGCACTGTGAAGGTACGCGGGCCGCCGATCAGGTCATCTGCCCCGATTTGATCTGACTTGGCCTCAATAAAGCGGCTCATATCGACGGGTGCGTTCATATCGTCATTTCCTCTTCAATTGTGCGTTCGGTGGGGATCAGGCGCGGATCGGTCGCCAGCAAATCGTGATATTCAGCCAGGCGGGCAGACAGACGCGCCTCGAAACCGGCAGCGGCCTGAAGGATCGCGGCCTGCACCTTTTCGTCGGGCCAGACGCGGATCACCGCCATTGGCAGGCCGCCCGAATAGCTGATAAGGTCAAGCCACTGCCGTTCGCTTACCAGCATCCCGGTGTGGCATTGCAGCAAGAAATCAGGCGGGCAGTCGCCAGCCAGGTAGTGCGTGGTCAGCGTCTCAATCTGATATTTCTGGCGGCGGCTTTTGATTTCAATCAGGCCGCGATCTGCAACCAACCCATCCGGCGAATAGCCCAGCGTAAAACCGTGGCGGTCGTTTGTGATAAAACCGCACTCGGTAACGGGCGCAAACATGTCGGCGTATTTGGCGCGGGCCAAAATTTCGTCGCTGTGGCCGCGCAGCATGTCGTCGGTCACATAGAGAGGCTCAACGTGGCCCGTGATGCGCTGGGCCATCAACTCGAACAGATGGCTTTTTTCCTTGTCGTTGTTGGCCATCTTCAGCGTCGGCGTGATGATCAGTTTGATGTTGCTGGCGGTCAGCACGCCGCAGCGGGCGCGCAACCACTGGTCGCTGCCTTGCTCAAACGCATCGTGATAGGTGATGTGGTCGGGCGCGCTCACAGCATTGCTCCGATCTGCGCCAGCACGATGCCGGCGGTGATGGTGACGGCCACGCGCCATGTGCGCGGGTGCGTGCGGATCGCAGCGGCCAGCGTCGGCCAGAAACCCGGCTCAGGGCGGCGGTCGATCAGCGCGGCACGGCTGTTGCGTTCGTGCTGGTTGATGGCTGGCAGCCACGGGCGTGCGCGGGTGCTGGTCATTGGTCTGTTTCCATCACATTCCGCGCCGACATGTGCATCAGCCGCGCAGTCTGAAACCGCGCCAACTCAGCCCGGCGTTCAGCCATCATCCGCAGCAGCGCGTGGGCCAGCAGATCGTCGGTGCAAGCTCGTGCCTGATCAGCCGCAGCTTCTGCTTCGGCTTCATCGGGCGCGTGGTTCTGAACTTGGGCGTCGGCCTCAAACCAATCCATTCCAACGCGGCGAGCCATCTCGGTCAACAGCGCGGCGTCAATGGCCTGGTCGGATGGTTTCCCATCGCTGACCCACTGCGGGCCGCCTCTGTGCGCAAGGTATTGCATCGTTGTCTCCCTCGCCGCCGCCGTTGGGCAATGCGGTGCGGGGGGACAATGCATAATGCATTCACATTAGGCAAGTGCATTTTGCACGTTGAGCCAAAAAAACACGGCCGCCGTCTTTCATTCAGGCGATTATGCGATCAGGGTGCCGCTAACGAGCGGCAATTATTCGGGCCGGATAGAGGCTACCACAATTGCAAAAATTTCTACCGTGACGATGCCTGGCTCTGGCTTGTCCGCGCGGATAGGGGCTTGCAGTGCCGGATTGCTAGATCGCGGGACAAGCCAAGGCACGCCGGCAGCGTCAACAATATACTCTTTGACCGTGGTTTCCACGCGGTCGTCGTCACGAACGCGCTGCACGATGACACGCTTTCCGCTGGTTATGTCCTGCCCGCTGTAGCGCACACATTCCAAGATTGAGCCGGGCGGATAGATTATATCCATACTGTCGCCAACTACGCGCAAACCAAACCGTTCACGTATCGGCGCGGCAACGTCTGCTCGACCTGTAAAGACTTCCCACTGGTCTGGGTCAATTTCCCACGCCTCTTTGAACATGCCAGCGGCCACCTCGCCTTTAACGTATATGCGTGGCCCCAGCGGGATAAAAGATTCGACTTCAGTTCGCCTAGTCCCATGCACCATCCATTCGAGCGGCACCTTAAAAAAAGCTGCATATCGTTCGGCTAGGCTGTTGCTAAATCCGCGCAAACCGCTTTCGTGCTGAGTGTATGATGCGGGCGAAACGCCTATTGCTTCGGCAGCAGCTTTTGCTGACACGTAGCCAGCGCGCTCTCTGGCAGCCTTCAGGCGCTGATGCTTGTCGTTCATACCTAAAGTCTATTCTGGAAGGTCGTGCAAATCGCACTTGCACATCAATAGTGCATAATGCATTATGCATCCATGCTGATCAGAAGTCATACCCAGATCGTTGCCGACGCAGGCGAGGCAGCTTTGGTTGCAGCCGGCGTTTCACGCTTCACAGCCCAATCGTGGCGCAAGCGTAACAGCATTCCGGCCCGGCATTGGGCGCTGTTTATCCGGTTGGGTGTGACAACTGTTGATGAGCTGGCAGCCGCCGTGATTGCGCAGGCCGCAGCATGATCTTGAACCCGCGCGCCTACCACCCTGCGCGCTGGTCGGGCCGGTTGAGCGACCCCCAAGGCTCCCGGCCCGTTACCGTTTCCGCCGCCGATCAGGCCGCTACGTTTCAAGGCGTTTACGTTTTCCACTGGTAATATTTAACCCACCAACGGATCAAAATCATGTCCGCTTTTAACAGTATTTTGAGCGATACCTTACAGGCGCAGCGGCGGTTCTTTCGCCTTTGCGAGTCTGCGTCGCTGTCGTTCAAGGCGCTGCACTACGACACTGGCATACCAGTGGCAACGCTACAGTCGTGGGCCAAAGAGACGGCCATGCCGCTGGCGGCGCTGAACCGTTTTGCCAAAGCGGGCGTGCCTGATGAGTTGATATCTATACTGACTGAACCAGGCGGTAAGGTCATTTGCCATGACGGGCCAGAGGGCGACTTAGACGCGCTTGGCGTGGAAGCTGCCGGCTACGTTAACGAATGGGCTGCTGTTGTAGCTGGTGGCGACACTGGCGCTGACATCTGCCCAGAGGCGCGCGAGAGGCTGGCCAAGCGCCGCACGCGCCTGCTTGCTGCGGCGGGGGTGCGCTGACATGCAATGGCGTCAGTGGACACGCGACGAAATCCGCCAAGCTGTCGAAATGCGCAAAGCTGGGTTGTCTGTTGCGTACATCGCCGAGGTGGTCGGCAAATCTGAAAACACTGTGCGCGACAAGATGCGCCGCCTTGGCATTAAGCTCACGCCTGAGCAGCGTGCTGCCGTCAACGCCCGCTGTGGGATGGGTAATGCAGGGGGCATCCGCAACAACCAGTTTGCGACCGGGCCTGAAGCGGGTGGGTTGCAGACTGCCTGTGAACTTAAACTGGCCTGTGAGGCGTTTGAGCTTCTTTATTGCGATTGGGCAGAACGGCATAATCAGCCGATCTTTGGCTACCGGGCTGCGGCATGATTGGCCGCACCGCACGCCGCATGGCCATCATCGATGAGGTTGCCGCAGCGCATGATCTTACGCGCGCTGATTTGTTGAGCAATATCAAGGTGCGCCTGATTGTGCGCGCCCGCGATGAGGCCATTGCACGCCTTCGCGCCGAAACCGGGGACAGCTTGCTGCAAATAGCGGCGTTTCTGGGCCGGCCTGATCACACCAGCATCTGGGCCGCGCTTAACAGGCAGACCAAGCGGGCAAAGAACGCCGCATGGGCGCGCAAAACACACGCTGCAAACACGGAGGCGCAGGCATGATCGCGCTGCTGCCCTGGCGCTGGCAAGCGCGTTACCTGAATTTCATTGGCAAGCCGGTTTACGTCATCGCCATGCTGGTCGAGCAGCCGATTGATGACGTTGCGGCGTATTTGTTTCGGCGGGCCGCATGAGCCGCGCCTGGACGCCTGAACAGCTTGCCGCGCTGGAAAAGCCGGTGAAGCGCACCCGCGTAGGCAAGGCCGTCAAAGGCGGCCCGACTGAGCGCGTTATTCAGCGCGGCATCGTCAAGGGATTGCGGGCGCAGCATCTGCGCGTGATCCACATCCCTAACGGCGGCCAATACAACGGCGACAGCATTGCACGGCTTCGCATGGCGATGGCCAAGCGCATGGACGGCGAGGTGGCGGGCTTTCCCGATCTGCTGGTGCTGCGTCCGCTAAAGCGCGGCGGGCCAGACGTTGGGCTGCTGGAAGTCAAGCGGGCCGGCGGTGTGCTGTCTGAGCGGCAAGTGGCGACACTGGCGCACCTGGAAGCCGATGGCTTTAAGGCGGCGGTTGTTACGTCACTTGATGAGGCTCTTGCTGCGTTGCGGTCGTGGGGGTGGATGTGAGCGGCTTTGGCCAGTTTCGTCCCGATCCGAGCGCCCGTGAAAGCGCACAGATCAAGCTGACCCGCGACCGGGCCAAGCTAGTGGAAGCCCGCTGCGCCTCGCACGGCGCGCATGATCTGAAGGGCTGGCTGAACGGCATTGAAGTCAACGCATGGGGCAGAACCGACCGCAGCGAGGCGCTGGCGATCATAAAGCGCGAACTGGGCTTGACGGCGTGGCGGCAGGCGCTTGATGTTGTGGTGCTGTTTTGACCGTCGCCGCCGCCTGGTAT